AGTGCAAAGGTTATGCGTTTTTTGCATAAAGTTGGGAGAGGGATTGCGGCTGCTTTTTCCATGTACTTAAATTGATCTAGTTCTATCTATCCCTTGTCTTATCCCTTACTGTTTCCCTTACTGGTTGACATGGCAAGGGCTATCCCTTTTCTTTCCGTCTAGGTTAGTTACTAACCCTATTGTTTCCAAGGGGCTATCTGTTCTATATCCGATACTATGCAAGTGTTGATAAAGGCTCAATAGGTTTTCGAAACCTTGTGAAATATTGCCATGTCCAGCGGACAATAGAATTTGCAGCTTAGGATTGTCCAGCTTGCGTCTAAACTGTACTGTATCTACTTTAGGGGGCCGTGCCATTGTCCTAACCTTACAAACAATTAAATTAAAATAATTGTACTTTATTAGGGTTTGTCCTAATAGTTTTTTTATTTTTTGGTGCTATCCTTACTATACTTTCAATCGGAAAGTGATCTAAATAGGCGTGAACATCATGAAAATCACTGAGCAAAAAAACGGCAATTACACTACATTCGAACGTGTAACCCACAATGGTTATTACATTGTCAAACTGTACAAACGGGGTGAACTAGAAGATAAGATCATGACAGATACTTATCAAGCTGCTAGAGACTACCTCAGGGCCTTTAACCTTATTGCAAAGAACGGGTAAGGGGCAAACCATGAACGACAATCACAAAGATATTTTAGTGGCCATTGTTGCAGGGCTTATCCTTTGCATGGGCTTGCTTGCATATTTTGACGTTTTAGTTAAATAGTTCACAATTTCAATAGGCGTTAACATCATGGACAAAATCACACAATCAATCGAATCACTGAATAGAGCTAAAAACGGGGATTCTCTCGCAAACTATCAGGCAATTATGCAAGGTTTTGCCGATAAGGGAATTCCAGCAAGTGACATTATTCCCCGTGAAAACGTGTTCACCTATAACGCATGGTTAGCCCTTAATAGACAAGTAAGAAAAGGGGAAAAGGGCGTTAAAGTAGTTACATGGATTCCAGCAAAGGATAAGGATAGCGAAAACAGTTTCATGCTTTGTAGGCGTTCTACTGTTTTTCATATCTCGCAAACTGATGCTATCCAGTAACTAGACTGTTAGCCCTTAGATTAGGGGCTAATGGCCTAGTGTTTTACTAGGGTTTCATTAACTTTTTGAATAGGTGTTCAACATGAAAATTACTTTAAAAACTAGCGTTTTGCGTGCTGCCTTGATCTGTGCTGCAAAAAAAGATCTTCGCTATTACTTGCAGGGCGTTTGCGTTTCAATCAATCACCCTCAAATTGCGATGGTTTACGGCACAGATGGACACGTTTTGTTTGCTGGACAATGCCCGATTGACGTTATAGATGCACCAGCATCATACGGGTTTCAAATTATCATTCCCTCTGACACTATTAAGGCCATTGATAAAAAATCAGAATTTATCGACCTTGAAACCATTGAAGGGGGCGCAAAAGATTACTATCTTTTAGGTAATGCACGTTTTCAGGCAATAGATGCACGTTACCCTGACATTTCCCGTGTTGTACCCGCTAGGGATGCGTTTTCAGAATTGAAGGTAAGTTATTTTGACCCTGAATTACTTGTAAAGGGTAACGAAGCATTAGCCATGTTCTACGGGGCTAAAAAGGGAAAGGTTTTCCCATTGTCGCAACGGGGTGACTATTCAGGGGCTATTCATAACAATCAAAACGATGCAGTTGTTGTTGTTATGCCCATGCGTAACGATTCAGGCACTTATCAAGGGCTAAACCCTGATTTTATGCAAGTGCAACAAAAAGCCGCTTAATTTTAAGACTGTAAGCCCTTAATTTAGGGGCTTATGGCCTTGGAATTTCCCAAGGTTTTCAATTTAAAAGGTGTTAACGATGAAAACAACAGTACATTTTGATGATTTTCGCCATGCTTTCAACTCTATTTGCCCTGATAACTTTTCCCGTGAAGGTTTAGAACAATTATTCGATTATTTTGAATCTTATGAAAAAGATAATAATGAAGAAATTGAATTAGATGTAATTGCTATTTGCTGTAAATATAGCGAACAACACTGGAAAGATATTGCCTCAGATTATTCAATCGAATTTGATGATATTGATACAGAAGATAAGCAAAAACAACACATTATGAATTATTTATGCGATAACACTTCAGTTATTGGGTCAACTTCAGACGATACATTTATTTATCAAAACTTTTAAGGGGTTAAAAATGTTATCAGATCAAATAATATCTGCTTTATTTGTTGGTGAAACAGTAGAAAATATTAAAAAATCGCTCGGTTTATCAGAATTAGAGATAAATAATGCGCTTAAAAACACTGACTTAGTTGTTTGCCCTCATTGTCAATTAGTGTCAAACATTGGCGGCTTGGTTGGCGAATCAACAAACGATTGCCCAAAATGTGGCTATACAATTTTGCAATCCATAGGGGTTTGAATGATCTATGCTTGCATTGCACTAATTCTGCGAATACTAAGCGGTAAACGCTAAACCCTCAGACCCTCTCAGGAGGGTTTTTTTACGCCTATGCTACCCAAGTATTGACCTATGATAAAAAACGCCTAGAACGGGCTTTTATCGCCTTTTGAGGGCATTTCCTCGCACAATCTGCGGATGGTTTCATTCAATGCGTCTATTTCATCCATTTTATTGATAGCCCATGCCCTCTTTTGCCCATGCCATCCTAATACTGGGTTTCTGTGACAATCAACACAAAGGGCTATACAGGTGTACTGAAGCCCTTGTTTATAGTGATGGGCTTCGCTTGGTGGTGGTGCTTCGCAAACGCTACAAGGGAGGTTTTTAACCCTTGCAAGGTGTAACCTCTCTTTTGCGTTCAGTTTGTTATTCAAGTGGTGGCCTTCATTTCCATTCGGGCACTATATTGCTCGGTTCTCCAGCACTCGATTCTTGCCTGTGCTGCGCTCATTAGCCATCGGTATTTTTCCTCGGTTTCTACAGCTTGCCTGATGCCTTCTAAAATTTCAATGTAATCAGCATGAGCATAGGCATAGGTTTCTTGTTTACCAAGTACTTCAGTACCCGCTTGGCTCATGAGTTGGGCTTTTCTGCTTTTCCTGAATTCCTCAAGATACATCCTGTCAGCTTTGGCTTTGGCATATAGTGGAGCAGTATCAATTAAGTATTGGATGGCTTTAGTTGGTTCGTTCATACATCCTCATACTTGTAGTTGAGTTTGTGGTGCTGAAAGCGCATTGCTGCCTCCATTTCGAGGTCTTGATACTGCTCAAAACTCAACAATCCTGTGACGTTACGCCCGTTGAACCAAACCTCTTTGATTGACTCGTTATAGGTAGTCTCACCATCGTTCTCGTACTCGTAGACGACAGTAACGATCTCGCTACCTTCGCCTGTGGTTGTGTCAAATTCCCAAGTTTTTTCCATCATTGACTCCTGTTTAAAAATTAAATGTTAGTCTTGTTTTGCAAGGTTTTCTATTAGGACTTACCCTAATCCAAGCATTCTTTTATGCAAACGTCTACTCCTGAAACACTTGAATAAACCTTGGAAACATGGATATTCACGATCTGCGAATCATCCTTGTAAACAACTCCATTCATAGCGTCTTCTACACTTTTAAGCACATTGGATGCATCTGGCTTCTTAATTGGCTTCTCCAAGCCGTTTAAACAGGCTTCTATGCGCTTTTTGGGCAAAGACTTAGGGATTGGCGCACGAATGTACAAATACAGCGTTACAGGGGTTTCTAAGGGTTCGCTACTTCCCATTGCTTCTATTGCGGCTTCTTTGATTAAAGTCTCATAGTTTCTTGTTTTGTCAGGGGTGTAAGTTTGGACAAAGTTTCCACGTTTGGCATACCTTGCTCTTTGTTTGCCAACAGGGTCAGCGTCAACCTTAAAAGTGACCATGAAGCTCATAGCAATGTCCCATCTTTAATTCTGTTCATATATTCTCGGATTCGATCTCTCGCACCCGTACCATAGATTCTTTCGGCTCTCTCAAGTCTCGCCCTAATGAGGTCACGATTCTTTGATGACTCCCAATTGCGATAGAGTTCCCTTGCTTCAGCTTGCTCAAGGATTACCCTGTCGCTTGGGCCTTGTATGTTACGTCTGCTCCAAATCACCAGTTAACTCCAAGGCTTGATTGATTAGACGTACGGGATATGGTACGCCTTCCTTAACTCTGTCTAGTAGTCTCATTGCTTCAAAGTAGTTCATATAAATAAAAGTTGTTGAGTTTTTACAGAAGTTCCAGAGTCATATCTCTGAGAGTCACCTTTTGGATATGGCATAACTGGATAGTTAAGTTGTTCAAGCAAAGAATTTTTTTGATATTTATTGCCAACAAAAAAAACATACCGATGTTTAGCACTTCTGTTTATTCTGTTTTCAGAGTTACCAAGGTTATGCCTACTGTGCTTTCCATCCTCACCAGCCATGTCGGTGCGTTCTTTTGTTGTGCCAGTAAAGAGAAAATTGCTTGCTTGATAGATGTAACCAACATGACCCATTGCTGTGTCAGCGTAAGAAACCACAATGGTAGGTTTTGGCAACATTTGCAAACTCTTGCTTACCAAAAATGAAGCACCATTTTTTACTCCATCATTCAAGCAAAGTCGATTAAGTTCTAAAACTTTATCTTTGTTGTCAATACCGCAAACACCCATGCAAAGAAACGGGCTTGCTGGTACGCCATAAGTAACCACACCAACTAACTGCTCATCATCGTATAAACCAAAGGCAAATGAAATTGGACACATACGCTTTGCATAGTGTTTTTCAAGCAACCAAGGCTCTACCTCAAAAGTGTTAATTGGCAAGACTTTCACTTGCGTAACTCCGCTAATCTTGCTCGGATGTGTTCAGGCATAGGGGTGGCTTTTTTTCTGTCAGCATCAATCTTTGCCAAAGCAGGATCAATTTGCACTTCAACTTTGATCCCGAATGATTCAGGAATCTCTGCCCCATCCCATCTTTGTTGGTTCAGATAGACCAAAGGTGCAGGAATAAAAGCACCATCGTCTTTTCTCCAGGCATCAGTTGTTTTCATCCACTCTATGTGCTTGATGATCTGATCTGCACAGGTTTCACAATAGTACTTTTTCCACTTTACGAGACAAGCAGCCTTCCCGCCTTTTCTTATTGATTTAGGCCATGTTGACCAGAATCTCTCAAAGTTATCCATGCTATTTCCTTTAGACATAGGTTCTCCAAGGGTGGATAGAGGGGTTTCTATCCGACCTTCTCCAAGCATTATGGTATTCATATATTGACTCCTATTGACTTAAATACAAAACGCCCCAAGTGCGCGTGACGAGTTAATTCGCTTATACATTTGGCCTTGTTACCACCGATGTACCAAATGCTTTACCAGTCGCTTAACCAACGCTGGTCGGCAAACAGGGGGTGTGTCCTGATGTCGGTGTTCTCTTCCAAGCCATCCATGCAGATGCACTACTTTCGTGTGGAGTACGGAAGCTATGAAAAGACATGAAAAAAGCCACTTAGCTCTACCCTCGGTGAGAACCCTAAAGCAAAAACCAAGGGCGAGAGTAGAATTAAGTGGCCTAAATATGTCGCTTCTCACGGCAACAACTTTATTGTACACAATTTTTTGTTGTGTCAAGAAGTTTTTTTCAAATAAATTGATTATTTGTAATTTCGTTTTCTAGTTTTGGTCTGCCAAGCAATCGTCTAGCTTGTGCGTTCATCACCGCATACTCAGCTTTACTGAAGATACCTTTAGCGTTCCTGATGTCAAACGGGTTTAGCAAACATCTAGACTCTTCCTTTGGCTTGCTATCAATCATGTGATCAGCAAGGGTGTATTTGAGTATCCAAGAGCGACCCATCTTGATCTTTTCAGCAGTTAGTTCTTTCTTGCGAATCATTTTCTTGCAAGCAGCAACAATGGAAGCCCTTGGGATGCCTGTCATGTTTTCCATGTCATAGGATGTCAAAGATCCATCTTGCAAACATTTAATGATGGACTCTTGGGTCATTTGTAAAGGTTCTCCAGGTTAATTTTGCGGTTTAGATGTATCTCCAATGCTCTGCCAAGCAAAGCAGTGATAGAAGCATCTAAGTCCTCTGGTTCGTTGATGTAAGCGCCTGCCATTGCTTCAGCATAAGTGAGCAATCTTTCAGCGCATTGGAGTTCGGTTTTTTCAATGTTCATACGCAAATATTAGTGTTGTTTTTATGTTTGTCTACTAGGGTTTATCCTAATATAAAAAGATAAAAAGGTGTGGCACATTATCGGTGTGGGCAGTAAATAACCCACATTTTTGATAAACAAATAGGAGTGAATATGAAAAACCAACCAGCGTTTCCTTGCGAATATGAGGGGCATTTGCCTCAGCGGAATGGCATGACCTTGCGTGACTACTTTGCGGCTAAAGCTATGCACTCATTGAGAATTGAGGACGCAATTCTTCACAATGAAGATTGTGATTTTTCAACCATTTATGAAATTGCTGAATCAGCTTATCACCAAGCCGATGCCATGCTCAAAGCAAGGGGCGAATAATGCCAATTCTTAATGGAAAAAAGGTCATAGACCTACAAGTAGATGGAGTAGATAGCAGAGATTATCCAGACTTCTCTGATGCTTACTTCTCGGGTGGATGCTACGAAGATGGAACACCACTAACCGAAGATGAGTTAAACAAGCTCACCGATCTAGCAGGTGATGTTCTCTGGGAAATGGCTTTCGATAGGCTCACATGAAAACACTATTTCAGACCTATTTGGAAGAGTTCTCTGACATTAAATACTGTCCTTATTGCTTGACAACCAAGGGAAACAGAATAGTTTGCTGCCAAGAAGCAGACTTCATTGAGTTCAAGGAATTAGACCTTGACCAACAAACACAAATCATTGATCAAGAGTTAAACGATAATTTTTAAGGAAAATCATGGGCGTACATAAGAAACTGATGGATGCAAGAATTCACTTGCAACACGCACCTCTCAAAAAGTCAGGACACAACAAGTTCGCAGGGTATTCCTACTTTGAGCTTGGTGATTTCTTGCCAACAATCAATTCAATCTTCTATAAGATTGGTTTATGCGGTGTTGTTTCGTTCGATAAAGAACTAGCAACATTGACTATCACAGACACAGAAGATGGATCTGAGATCAAATTGACAAGCCCTATGGCAGAAGCAAACCTAAAGGGATGTCATCCTATCCAGAATCTTGGTGCAGTAGAAACGTATACCAGGCGTTATCTTTGGGTTTCTGCAATGGAGATTGTTGAGCATGATGCTTTAGACTCCTCTGCTCCACTTAAAGAGGAGAAAGTTGTCATCACACCTACTCAGGGTGCAACAGACGACATTCCTCCAGAAGAATTGCAGTACTTACAAGAGATGGCAGTTGAACTGATTGCCACTTGTGAGCAAGGTGATCCCAAGGCAGCTTGGGTTAAGTTAGAGGGAGAGAACCTAGACGATCAACAAAAGATTGCTCTATGGACACTCCTTCCAAGTAAAGT